GCTAAATGTTCTGCACGTATATTAGAAATCTACGGACCTGGAACTGATACAAGTTTATATATAATGTACAAAGACTCTAGAGTTAATGAACCTGGAGTTGGTGGAACTTATGATCGTGCAAACGATAAACTTATTAAACCAAAAGAACCACCTTTTGCGTGGCCTAGTTACACGTTAAATACTACTACATGGCAGTGGGACGCACCTACTCCTTATCCAACTGATGGTCAGTCATACGGTTGGGATGAAGATACTTTATCTTGGGTTCTTACTGACCCACAGTTTTAATTTGATTTTTTAATCCCCTATGTTATAAATCCTCAAAAGGATTTATGTTTCGTTCGAAAGTAACTAGAATTAATTACACCCTGAATATGGCTATTACGGAGCTCAACATGGCTCATGAAGAAGAACTGCTTAAAGCTTTAGAGAAAAAAATTATTACAGGTATTGAGAAACAACCTGACAAAAATAATAATTATTTAACTAATGTTCAAGGGAAGATGACAGCCTTTAACTTTTTTAATAGTGATCCTGATTTTAAACTATTCTTAGAGAGTATGTTTTTTAGATGGTCTCAAGACAGTTTGTTTTATGAGGACATGAATAAAAAAACTAGGATGTATAAATGTAACATAGTTAATTCGTGGGGAAGTATTCTAACCAAGAAAGACTTTGTAAGAAGACATGACCACTTAGGTACAGATTTTGCCAGTGTTTTATATTTTGGGGACTCTATAATAAATATAGATTCTACTGATAAGAGCGCTAATTATAAGAGGCAATTAAGTGCCCAAAGAGGTATAGTTATTACCTTTCCTTCGTATGTTCAGCACTGGGTTGATCCCGTAAATATCCCTGGAAAAAGAGTTACACTAGCGTGGAACTGGTCCTTCGATAAACCATGGGGAGAGAGCTATTAATGTATTTTCCACTTACCATTGTAGATAACTTTTTTGATGATTTTGATTATGTATTAAAGCTAGCTAAAAGTCTTCCTTATGACCAAAAAGAAAGACACTATGTTTTTAATAATACATGGCATAAAAATTATACAATGCCTGGGTCAGTTACAAAACCCCTACATGAAATTCAACCAGATTATTTTAGATACTCTACAGAGAAAATTTTATCTCTATTCTATAACCGCTTTCAAATACATGATACCCCTTATAAGTGTTTAACTAAATTTGAAAAGATCGTTCCCTATGGAAATGAATATGATAAGCATGGCTTTGTCCATTCAGATGATGACAATATGTTAAGTTGTCTATTTTATATTCAAGGAGATCAAGATGAAGGAACAAGCTTTTTTAAATTTAAAAAATCACCCGCTCCAGACACCTTTCACCATATGGATATAAAAGAAAAACTATATGGTGGAGAAAAAGTTGATCCTAAGTTGTATAATAAAATGTTAGCCGAACATAATTCTTCTTATGATTTAATTTTAGAAGTACCTTTTATTCCAAACAGAGCTATTGTATTTGACTCATCTCACTTTCATGCGTCCAATGGATATGGTTCAATAAAGAAAAATAGAATAATACAAACTTTTTTCTTTTCCGAAATTAAAGCGGGTTCATTTCCTATCCCTGAAAAAAATAGGGTCAGTAACTTAGGGAGTTGGAAGGCATCATACTAATGAGAACAGACGATGATACAGATATAATAACTATTGTAGGAACTGAAATAGATGGGTTAATGACTGCTTTATTATTGAAGCACAATTTTCCTACTAAGCTGATTAGAGTGATACATGGGTTTACGGATTGGGAATGTCGTACTCCATCTCAAAGTTCCGGTTACATGTTTAAAGAACAATTTTTAAATAGACTTAATCTCAATGAGCATGACTTCATGATCAAGACAGATGCTACTTATACTGCTGGCTCATATTACAGTGGGTTCGGTAAAACAGATTTTCCAAATCACTTAGGTTCTTATCCTTTATTCTATTCCCATAATGAATACCATTGTTTCCAGGGATATATCTTAGGTTGGAAACAACTTAAAAATAAATGGTTAGCTCCTAATCATTTTTATGATGGAGATATTCCATTGATACAAGATAATTTCCCCATGTCTTATACATTTGATACAGCTAAGTTTAGAGACTATCTGTTGGAAATTTGTGAACTGAATGGAGTATACATTGATAAAGCTATATACACACGGGTAGAATTAGATAATCATCAGCAAATTAAAAGACTACATGGCACAGATGGAAATTATTATACGTCTGACTGGTGGATTGATAATACTGGTCCACGTAGGCTTCTATCTTCTTTTATAGATTTTAAATGGAAGAGTTGGGAAGCACATACTCCAGCTTCAAGTCATATTTATTTTGAAACCCCTGCAATGGAAGAATATAATTTATTTACTTTTTATAAGGCGTTAGATATTGGTTACCTGTGGCGTGCTCCTTTGTATGGTAGAACGGCAAACGGTATTACTCATAATTATGAATTACAATCTAAGAATGGACCTGATATCCACAAGGTATTAGAGAAAATATATAAACATCCAATTGAATACAAAGTTAAGTCCAATAAATATCCTGTAGGTTGTTTTGATAAGATGTGGAATGGTAATATAATACTGATAGGTCAAAGTAGTTCTTTGCTAGAACCCCTAGAAGGTTTAAATGTAATGCTTAGTTTATTACAAACTAATTGTCTTATTAATGCATTGCCCAGCAAAGATAAGAAATCTGTTAATGAAGACTACAATGATTTAATGGACAATATTTTATCTTATGTTCAAATGCATTATCTTACTCAACGAACAGAACCTTTCTGGAAAAAAGAAATAAAACAAACAGATTTTTTAAAAGAAATGCTACCTCGTTGGCAAGTTAGATTACCTAGAGACAGGGATTTTACTCATCGGTTAAAGATGTTTGGACCTCTTTCTTTCATTAATTTAATTGCAGGGCTAGACTTATATACCAAAGCACGCTATGAAGAGGAGGCAAGATTATACTCCTACGGTCAAAGGGTTTGGATAAGTAAGGAATTAAAGAAGACGAAAGACTGGGAGGAGAGCTGTTTAAGAATATCTCATAAAGAAATGCTTAAATTAATTCATACCAAAAACCTAAAGAATACTGAAAGGACCATATATTAATGAGAGACCCTAAAGATAATGGAGTTTATCCATTATTTCCAACCCCTGTTCTACAGGCAAATAAAATTTATATACCTACTAAAAAAGAACTAAAGTTTATACATGAGTTAAAGAGACGTCCTAATACAGGTAATAATTATAGTTCTCTCAATGGCTATGCCTTAGAGTCTAAAGAATTGGTTAAGATGAAACAAGCTATGCAGGGGATGTTGAATAGCTATACTCATGAATTATTAAAGATAAAAGACCACACTAAATTTGTAATTACTCAAAGCTGGTTTAATTATAACCCACCAGGTAGTTTTCATCATCGACACTGGCACGCCAATAGTTTATTTTCAGGGACATATTATCTTACAGATAACAACCCTAAGATATTTTTTGATAAACCCGAGACTCTTACCGGCGGCATTGAATACGAATATAAAGAAATAGATATGATGAACTGTAGTGACTTTAGCATAGAGCCTTTTCAGTATTGTGCTTTATTCTTTCCTTCTTATTTACCTCATTCTGTAGAACCTAATAAGTCTAAACAGGAACGAATATCCCTATCCTTCAATACTTTTATGAGAGGCTCTCTTGGAACGGATTTTAGAAAGACTCATTTAGTAATATGAAACATAAGGCCATACAAACCTATATGTTTTTATCCGCAATAAAGGATTATAAAAAACATAATAAAAAAATACTTAAGTATATAGAAGAGATGAACGCCCCTGTCCGTCAAAATTCTGAGGAACTAATTAGTCAATCAGATTGGAAAGTATCTAAAAAAGCTAAAAGAAAATATTTAGATTATTTTTATAAATTAGTTCCCCCTCATATGGATGCCATATCTAAAAAATTAAAACTAACTCAATGGAATATAACCAATGGTTGGTTTCAAAAATATGAACCAGGAGATTATCATAGCTGGCACGTACACCCAGAGAGTAGTTGGGCTAATGTTTATTACATACAAGACGGAGGACCACAAACAGAAACTCAATTATACGATCCCATTCTTAATCAGACCTATGCTATTCCAATGGAAGAGGGACAAGTATTAACCTTCCCTGGAAATATTATTCATCAGTCTCCTATTAACATGGGGGTTAAAACTAAAATCGTTATTTCTTTTAACTCTAACTTTTGGAACTATGAAATATAAAAAAGTATCTCCCCCTAATTCTGGTTGGTTAGAAATACAACTCGAGGACAATGTCATCAAAGGTTTAAATGGTTATATCGCTACAGCTCAGAAAAAGAGATATAATAAAGAGTTAGCTGGTAACATCACTCGTTCCCATTTAATGCCGGATAAAGATGACTGGTTTTTTAACTCTACTCTAGGTCCAGCTATTCTAGAATATCAAAAAGTATTCTCTCCTCATACTGTTGTCCCTTCTATTTTAACTAAGAATCATAACTACATTTTAGAAAAATTATGGTGTAATTTTCAAAAACGATATGAGTTTAATCCAGTGCATGATCATAAAGGGGTTTTTTCCTTTGTGGTATTTATGAAGATACCTACAGACTTTAGAAAAGAGCACGAGCTTCCTTTTATAAAGGATTCTAATAATCGTTTAGCCTCGTCTTTTTCTTTTTATTATATGGATATTTTGGGACGTCTTAATCCTCATTATTATCATTTAGATAAGGAGGCAGAAGGAAGAATGTTATTCTTCCCTGCAGCTTTAAAACATACGGTATATCCTTTTTATACTTCTACTAAAGATAGAATTACTGTAGCTGGGAATATATCTTTAGATTCGGATCAGCCCATTGATACCTAGACTAGAAGACTTTATATATAAAGAGAAACTGATACCGGAAGGTTTATGTGTAAGAATCATGAATGCATTTCCTGATTTTAAGTGGACTACCCATACCTGGTATAATACTGTCAGTGGAAATACTGGATCGCATGATTCCAAAGAATTAGAAGTGGTTCCTGCAGGCAAAGAATTCCACGATCAGTTATCTCCTTTTGTTATTCAGGCTTTAGATCAGTATCAAGATAAGCTTAAACACAAAATTATTCATAAAATAAATCCAATAAGATTTAATAGATATCCTACTGGCAGTATGATGAGAAGACACTTCGATCATATCCATGATATCTTTGATGGGGTAGACAGAGGCATTCCTATTTTATCTATAGTGGGCGCTTTAAATAATGACTATGAAGGGGGAGAATTCTGTCTCGGCCCGCATACTTTCAAGATGGAGCAAGGAGATATTTTATTATTTCCTTCTTCTTTTGTGTATCCTCATCATGTTAATGAGATAACAAAGGGCACACGTTGTACTTTTGTCTCGTGGGCATATTGATGAAACTTAGAGATAACTTTCTTCCAGAGGATGAGCTTTTAAAACTTCAACAGGTTATGATGAGTAATACTTTTCCCTGGTATTATAATTCATTTAAGGTTAATAATGATGCTTATGAACAGTCTAGATTAGATTACTATCAATTTACTCATATCTTCTATAAGGATGGGAAAGAGATGAGTTATTTAATTAAACTCTTAGAACCCATCTTTGATAAATTAAATGTAAAAACATTAGTTAAGGTTAAGGCCAATTGCAATCCATATACTCCAGAAAAATTATCGTTTCCTTTTCATACGGATGTAAAAAAGCCTGAGGGAATAACAACTAATATATTCTTTTTAAATGCCACCAATGCTAAAACTGTTTTAAAAACAGGAGAAAATGTGGTAAACAAAGAGAACCGGATGTTAAGTTTTCCGGCGACAATAGAGCATTCAGGGAGCACCTGCACCGATGTAAAAGCTCGGTTTTTAATCAATATAAACTACATATAGACTATTCAAAAAATAGCCTATATAGTGAGAAATTATGCTACAGAAACTAAAATTTGTACCAGGATTTAATAAACAAGCCACAGAGTCTGGCGCAGAAGGTCAGTGGGTAGACGGAGATTTTATCAGATTTAGATATGGACTACCTGAAAAAATAGGTGGATGGGAGCAATTAACTAACCCCACTTATACATTCCCTGGAGCAGCGAGAGCTCAACACGCATTTACCAGTTTAGCAGGCGAGAAATACATAGCCATTGGAACTAATAAAGTCTTGTTCGTGTATTACGCGGACCAAGTATTTGATATTACTCCTTTAAGAGCAGCTTTAACTTCAGCTACCTTCACAGCTTCTTCAGGCAGTGCAACTGTGACTGTTAATAAAACTTCTCATGGTTTATCCGCTGGAGATTATGTAACTTTTGAAACAGTTACCGTCCCGACAGGTTCTGGATGGGCGACCACTGATTTTAGTGATAATGGCTTTGAAATATCTGCCATTGCTACTAATACATTCGTTATTGAAATGCCAACGGTATCTGGTGGAACTACCACAGCGACCGGCTCAGCAAGTATTCTTCCCTACGAAACTGTAGGACCTACTTTTCAAACTTATGGCTACGGCTGGGGTACCTATCTATGGGGTGATTCTACTTGGGGTACGGAACGTACAACAAGTGATGTAGTTCTAGATCCAGGCCTCTGGAGCCTAGACAACTATGGAGAAGTATTAATTGCTACCATTCGTAATGGTAAAACTTTCACGTGGGACGCAGGCGCTGCTAATGCTAGAACCATTAGAGCTTCTACATCTACAACAAGTTATTCAACGTCGGCTAATCCGACAGCCTCTCTTATGACTTTAGTCTCGGACAGAGATAGGCATTTATTTCATTTAGGAACTGAGACTACGGTTGGTACACCTTCAACACAAGACCCTATGTTTGTAAGATTTTCTAACCAAGAAGATTTAAATACTTATTTACCCACAGCTACTAATACAGCTGGAACTTTCAGACTAGACTCTGGTAATACAATCAGAGCCGCAGTAGCTGGTAAGGACTATGTTTTAATTTTAACAGACACAGCAGCTTATGTAACTCAATATGTAGGTCCGCCCTACACATTTAGTCTTAGACAAGTTGGAACTAATTGCGGATGCATCGGACCCAATGCAGCTATCGCAGCCGATGGAGCAGTCTATTGGATGGGAGACGCAGGTGGGTTTTATAGATTTGATGGTACCGTTAAATCAATTGATTGTTTAGTAGAAGATTTTGTATTTGAAAGCACTGGAACTAATTTAGGAATTAATTATGATTCCAATTTAATAGTAGCTGCAAGTCACAATAGTTTGTTCACTGAGATAAACTGGTTCTATCCAAAATCAGGTTCTACACAAATTGATAGATGTGTTACTTATAACTACAACGAGGCGATATGGACAACTTCTTCATTAGCTAGAACAAGTTATATTGATGCTACTGTTTTTAATTCTCCACACGCTACAGAATATGATTCTACAGCTATTCCTACCTATCCTATTTATGGAGTGACAGCTTTGGCTGGATCCAGCATGTACTATGCACAAGAAACAGGTACTGATCAGGTCAATAGTTCAGGCACTACTTCTATTAATGCCTTCATTAGGTCTGGTGATTATGATATTACTTCTAAAAAAAGTATGATGGGAACACCCACAGGGGTCGTAGACTTTAGAGGAGATGGAGAATACTTTATGTCTGTTAGTCGAATTATCCCTGATTTTAAATACTTATCTGGAAATGCTAAGATGACTTTATATGTAAGTTCTTACCCTGATGACACAGCTGTAAGTTCTTCATTAGGTCCCTTTACAGTTACCTCTTCTACTGCTAAAGTAAATACTAGAGCCAGAGGAAGATTGGTTTCAATCAATATTGCTAACGACGCCACAGGCGAAACTTGGCGATATGGAACATTAAGATTAGACGCACAAGCGGACGGAAGAAGATAATGCCATTTCAGTCAGAAAAACAAAGAAGA